AGGTAATCGGAGAACCAGAAACAGTCAAACCAGTTGGAACCGTAGCGGCTACGCTAGTAACTGTGCCTGTGTTCGTGGTGTAACCACTTGGGTTACTTGCCAGATAGAATGCCGTGGCTTCGTTCCCATCAAGGGTATCTGCATCTAAACCAGAGCCAGTACCATCAACGGTCTTGATTGCTGTTAGCAGATCAGATGCACTGGAGTAGGTTTCAGTCGCGACGTAATCAGTTCCTGCAACAGCAGCGCTAATGTTGCCAGCACCGTCCGCTTTGACAATACCTGTGACTGCACCAACTACCGGGTCGGTTTCTGTATAGCTAGTCAGATAACCAGCAGATGCGTGGTCACCCCAGCCATAAGCGGTATCTGCATTAGTACCTTGGGCAGTAGTAGCGTAGTCACTGTCGTGATTGTGGTCGTCAAGCGTTTCCAACGCAGCCTGAACATCATTGTCAGCGCCGCTGAGAAGTCCATTGAAGTTGCTGGTGTCAACAATGATGTCCTCAGCATCATTGGCATGAGAAACAACGTTGACCGGAACAGGTAAATTTGAGCGTACTGGTGCGCTGCCGCCGAATTGGAACTCAAACTCAGAGTCGCCAAATCCGCCAGTGCTGTTGCCGTAATACTTGAAAACGATTCGGTCGGTTTCGGTGAAAGTCGTTGCAGTGATTAGACACGCTGCATAGAACTGTTCATAGGTATTTTCTGCAACTTCACTGGTGCTGTTGGAAGTACCCATAAGGGTTTCCGTTCCTCCAGAAGTGCGCTTGTACACCTCGAAGTAAAAGTCAGCCTGCCCGAATCCAGACACCCGGCGCACATTACCTACGGTGGTGATGCTGATGACCCCTGTGGAGCCTTCGAGAACTCCGGCTTCAGATGCCAACGCCGCAATGAATTGATCGGTAGTCGTGATCGTGCCAGTCGAAATATCAACGGCAGTGCCGTCGTAATCTGCATCCTCTGTGGAGGTGACTAGCTTGAAATAGGTCGAAATGTCGCTCGCTGCATCGGTCGGATAAAAGACCAAATTCGCAGCAAGGTCAGTAATGTTTAGCTTCTTGTCCTGAATCTCGTCAATCGCGGATTGGACATTGCTCGCGACAAGCCCGCTGTCGGTATTGTCATAGCTGGTATCAGCAGCGACTAAATCTGCCGCTTCCAGCTTATTCTGCTGAAGCTCAACAAAGTTATTATCTAGTTCAGCATTAGTCAGGGGCGCACCCTTATTGGTTACGCCGTCCGCTGTAGTTTCGCGGGTTTTAATAGCCATTTAGGTACGCCCCTTGCTAAGTTTACGATGCAGAAATAGTCACGGTCCAAGTAATGGACATAGAGTCAGCAGCTCCTTTATTCACAACATCGAACACCGTACGGCAAAGCATCGTACCGCCAGAGGCAGCATTCAGGATGCCTGCTTCGGTAACTGCGCCAGTGCCCGTACCAGCACCGAAAGTTGCAACATAGGCGATGGCGTTGTCAGTAACAGTGGTGGAGGTAAGCGCTGTGCGGCTGCCAGAAATAGCAGATTCAAGTGCGGTATCGCCTGCAGCTGCTGCCGTCGTACCCGTACCCAGCTCCATGTGGCTCATGGCATCGTCAGTAACGTCCTTCATACGGCTGGCGATAAAATCCAAACCAGTATCTACAATCAAATTGTCGACCTCGCGGGTGTCCTTAACGACCCCGTTCTTGTCAGTAACAACGATTTTAAGGCGGCCTTTTGCCTTCATATTGTCCTTAAGCATAATAACTCCTTAGTTAAAGTAGCGAATTTCTCCGACATAATCTTCCGCAAAGTAATAGGGGTTATCGACATAACCCTGACTTAGCAGCGATCCGCTGTCGGAGGCGGAGGCGGAATCGCTACGAACCGGTCCAAATAATTTTACCTCTGCGTCGAAGGGCTGTCCACTATCGCTTAATGACCGAATAAAACCAATATTAGTTACCTGCCCAACACTAGCTGAATTAGTTAAAGCCGCTTCTAGCGCGTATATAATAGACTCTGTAGATACTGCTGTATCTGGTCTCGCAGAAGCTAGCCCGAATACGCTAGAATCGCTCGGTGTCGCAGAATCAATCTCGGTCGATGCGAACGATAACGCTAGTACCTCTTGACTGGTTGCCGCATCCGTCTTGCCAGCTGCGGTATATTTTGCGGCTATATCTGTACTGTTTGGCTGCTCTGCGGGCGCCCTAACGAAAGATGCGACGCGGGTCAGAGTATCTGCAGCAGAGACGTGCTCCAGAGCCCTTTTGGCGAACAGCATTATTTGATCGTCGTCTAAATTAGCCTCGCCTAAAAAATCATCGGTGGCGTACGACAGATCGCTGAAATCTCGTTCGGAATTTGCTCCGGATACAAACAGATCCGCGGAAGAAACAATTTCGGAGAAAGATATTTGTACATCTATAGAGGGTACGTCGATTACTACGGGGGTTTCGATATACGGCGCCAATAGATCTTTTGTATGAGTTTCCGAAGCTCCCAGAATTTCTAATCTCGCCGCCCCATAATTCAATACCTGCTCGTCCGATAAAACGGCGGAATCTCCTTTAGGAGTACTAAGAGCTAAGCTACTCGCATCTACAGCTGTGCCGCTGTCGATCTTAGCGGTACTAAACGATCTAATAGCTTGTTCTACTGCAACCGGGGCTTCGGCCTCTACTTTATCTACAATATTACTTGCAACATCCGTGACTGCGGCGGAATCTTCAAATTCGCGCCCATAAGTCAAAAGTAAGTCAAATACTTCTGAGGCCGTCGCTGTTTCTTCGAATTCACGGCCATATATGTACAGAATATCGATAAGATCAGATACTGTAGGCGACTCTATTGGCGCCTTGCCCGCTGTTACTTCAGCAATATCTGCAGCTACCGTTGCGTTCGAGATATCCGAACTGAATGATAGAGCTACTCTTTCGAGCGCTGTACATGTCTCGGTGCGATTAGGAGAAAGAAAGATTACCTGCACATCAGAGGCGTCGACGGCCTCGCTGACCCGCTTATATCTGCCAGAAACCCCTAAACGTACCGTAACGTATAAATGAGTATAGCTTAAAGACAGTAGAGGGTAGGTATATGTATCAGAACCGGCCACTTTAGAAATCCTCTCGCACGTAGAACTTCAGCGGATCATATACTGTTTGAATAGAGTTATCTGGAAAGGTAATCTCAATTTCAGCTTCGTAGGGCCCAGGTTCACCGTCTAAGGCATTAGGGTCATCGGCCCAAGAAAAAACTACTACGCCTTCTTGTGGGTATACATTTGACCCAACTAAAGTAGAACGCACGATTTCCGAACCCAGCTCTCTGAACTTCAGACGCACTGTAGAGCCGGTGATGTCGATAGCGTTGCCAGTGAGACCGTCATATATGGTAATTTCCATTTCAGGACGGGTATCCCCCTGGACTAATTTAATCCTGTTTCTCATACAACCGGTCTCTAGTGTTCAGTAGTTTGGCACTGTGGCGGCTAAGTAGGTTGTCACCGCTATCATAGTATACATTATGCGGCATACCAAACTCCAAAAATAGGTGCCCGAACCTAGCTAGGGACTGACTAGGCCGGGCGGCCGGTGTTAATACAGGGAAGCACACACCCTGTACAAGCCACCCACATCCGGCGAGGGCATATGGCTTGTTCTGTCATAGCCCTGCGTAGGCCACTGGGCGGTTTTGGTGGTTGCGTCTAGAGTCTTCTGATTTAACCCTATCGCAGTAAAAACGAAATTCCGCCCCATATCGCTCAGCGCGCGCTCTATCGTATGTTTCAGCGTCGTGTTTGTTGTACGCTAAATGCTTCATCCATAAAAGTAGGCTACGGATGTGTTTCTGTGAAATCTCAAGATTGTCGTTAACGCTTCCGATTTGCTCTAACGGCAACCGATAAACAGACATCTGAATATAATCGTTGGTTTGAGGGGTGTCTAAAATACGTACACGCTCCTCATCTCCACCAACTACAATGGCGCGCACTTCGCCTGGTACGCCCGTATAAATAGAGTTTCTAGGAAAACCGTAATCGTCTAGTCCAAGATCACGATCAAGATCCTCTATGTTCAATACAGCGACGGGTTTCTTATCAGAAACACGCCATGCGCGCCTAATCTCTAAAATTAGCGGGTTTAAATATGCCCAGTCGCGGCCTGCGCGGAGGATAATTCTGGTATCCGGGGAATAATCATCCCTAATACCGTCTGTCATACGACAAAACTCTTGTTGCGCGTGATCGATAAACGAAATGACTTCGTTATCAGACCAAAGATACGGAGCTACTTGGTCATAGACTTCCGATCTAAAGGCCGCAAGTAACCAAGCAGCATCGGACATTAGTTCCCAGCCTCAGCTAGTTCTTCGTGATACCGCTGCCAAATCGGAGCAAACTCCTTGCCCTGTACACGGAAACCAACTTCGCGAGAAACGGCGTCTGCGCGTGGGGCCCCAGCAGCGGTGAAATCTCCGCGATCATTACGTTCTACGAGAACATAAATCGCTTTCATAATGTTTTCAGCACGTTCGTTCAAATCGGTAGGTTCGTAAGTCTCCGGACGTTCTTGAATAACATCAACGTCGGAACCATCAGTCGGTACGGCGCCAATTGCAACTGCTTCGCGCAGGGCTGCTTTAGGCACAAAAGTCGGCTCGTCCTTGACAAACTGAATAACCTGCCCAACGGTCGTACTAAGTGTGTAGTTACGGTTTAAAACCATCATCATGTGCTTTTTTCTCCCAGATGTTAGAAAGAGGGGGGCTTAGAAGCCCCCCTCTTTTGCGCCTTACGCCGTCTGAACTTCGTTCACACGACCTTCGACCATGTACACAACAACTAGGCGTACACTGCCTTCAGTAGCATCGCCGTCACCGGTCGTAATAGTAACCAGCAAGTCATTGCCAGCAGTATTGACATAACCAGCGCTGTTAGTAATTGCTACAGCAGCGTCTGATGAGACGTCCAGAGCATTAACATAACGGGTAGCGCTTACATTATCGCCGATAGATACGGTCGCTGAAGTACCGTCATTAACTTCGGCGGCAACAACCCAGCCGGTCAGGATCACAGAACCTGGCGGCAAATGAACTGCATTCAACGCGGTTGCGCCAGCAGCACCGATGGTCTTCTCAACACCAGAAGAGTCAACCATGGTATCGCCAACACTGATTTCGAAGAGGGCGGCCAGCGGATACTGAGCGCCACGAGTGGTGATAACATTAGACATTCTCGTTCTCCTTTATTGAGCAGCGTATACGGAGATAACACCGAAGTCTTGAACGGTATTACCAGCGTAGATGCTGTTGTACTTCGGTTTCAGGAAACCGAGAATCTTCGAAATAGAAATACCTTGCTGGTTTTCATAGTCGAAGCCCTTTTCAACCCATTCCGGGTTACCGAGATCAGCCATACCAAGTGCCTGAGCGCCGCAGAACAGAATCTGGCAACCGTCTTGAGTACCGGCAGCGCCCCACTTAGAGCCAGATGCAGCACCAGCGGTGTTGTATACATGGCGGAATTCGTGGAACACGATGCCGTCGATCATGACGCTGGAACCAGAGAACAGTTCGTTGTCACCACGAGTGCGAGCATGACGTACGTTCTGCATGTAGGTATCGTCCAGCTTCAGCTTAGCCATAGCCTGCGGGGTCAAGAAAGCGTGGAACACTTCTTCGCCACCGGCAGACTTGATGCCGCGCAGATACTGATCCTTAGCGTATGCCTTCAGCTGTACGAACAGTTCCCAAGACGGGGTATCGTCAGCATCTACAGTATTGGTAGCACCACCCTCAACGAGAACACTGTTGGTACCATCCCAACGCAGACGACGCTTGTTAGTAGGAGTAGCTACGTCAGCAGCGAACTCCAGGAACGGAAGGTCAGAGCCTACGCGAGCAACGCCATTGGTGCGCATACCGTAAGAAACGCCAGACAGGGTCAGGAACGCCATCTGGTCCATGCGGTCTGCAAGCCAGTAAGCCAGAACGTCGCGACTGTTGTTACGGAATTCAACAACAGACTTCTGGTCAGCCATGCGACCTTCGTGACGGTTAGCGTGACGGATCTGGTCAACACGAATGACCTGATCGTAGCTCTTCA